CATTGGAAGTGAATAATGATGGTTTAGAAATATCCAAACCAATAATAACATTAGAAGGAACAGGAACTATTGAGATATCACTCAATGGTTTAAATTTATTTAAATATACTTTTCCAGATAATGAAACAATGGTAGTTATAGATAGTTTAAAAGAAGAGGCATATCTTGATGGAGTGTATAAAAATAGAAATATGCTCGGAGAATTTCCTGAACTTGCTGTTGGTAAAAATGAAATATCATGGTCAGGAACATTAACTAAAATTACAATTGAACCGAAATCGAGGTGGCTGTAATGTTAAAAGTATATGATCAAAATGAAATATTATTTGATAATAATGGTTTAAAAATATTACATCCAACAAAAGCAGAAGTGTACATAGAAGATAATGGCGATTACTACATAGAAATAGAATCAAGTATAGAAGACTTAGACTATCTTCAAGAAGGAATGATAGTACGAGCAAATACAAGATGGGGAGAACAGGGATTTAGATTAACAAATCCTAATAGAAAAAATAATAAGATATCAGTAAAAGGATATCATTTATGGAAAGACTCATCAAAATATGTAATAGTTGATTCTTATGTAGTAGATAAGAATTGCAATGATGCCTTAGATCACTTAAATAGTGCTTGTGATGTAGGGACACCATTTAAAATGATATCTGATATTACATCAATAAATTCTGCAAGGATAATAAGAAAAAGCCTAGAAGAAACAATAGCAATAGTTATTGAAAAATGGGGAGGCCATCTATACAGAGATAATTGGGTAATAGGAGTTAAAGATACAATTGGAGTTGATAGAGGTGTAGTTATAAAGTATGGTAAAAACTCAACTAACATCGAAGCAACAGAAAATTGGGATGATGTAGTAACTAAAATGTTACCAGTTGGTTATGATGGACTAACATTACCAGAATTATATCTAGAATCAAGTATAAAATATGATGTGCCTTATACAAAAGTTGTAAAGTTTGACCAAGATATAGATCAGGAAGATTTTAAAGATGAAGATGGAAATGTTAATGAAGAAGAATATAAAGAAGCATTAGTACAAGACTTAAGAATACAAGCACTTGCTTATTTAGAAGAAAATCAATATTTTAAATGCAACTATAAAGTAAAAGCTCATATAGAAGGTGTAGTTGATTTAGGAGATGTAATAGTAGTAGAACACGAAAAGCTTGGAATAAATTTAACTACCAATGTAATCTCATTAAAGTATGATTGCATACGAGATAAATATACAGAAATAGAGTTTGGAAATTTTAAATCTAAATTAAAAAACTTAATCGAAAAAATAAAAGTTGATACAACAGAAACAGTTACATCTGCAAATGAAGTAGTAAAAGTCACATTACAAAAAGAACTTAATGAGGCTACATCAAAAATATGGGGAAAACTTGGAAACAGTTATGTCATTTATGATGGAGATAGAATACTTGTAGTTGACTCTCTCCCAAAAGAAACAGCTACCAATGTAATGATGATAAATGCAGAAGGAATAGGATTTTCAAATACAGGAATAAATGGAACATTTAATTCTGCTTGGCTTATAGATGGAACATTAGATATGCAGAATATCAACGTAATTAATATGACAGCATCATTAGTAAAAGGTGGAACATTTAAAGTTGGTGCGAAAATAAATGAGGCAGGTAGAATAGAAATCTATGATGTATCAAACAAGCTTATTGGAACATTTGATGAAAATGGAATATGTGTATATGGAACTGATGGAAGTAAAGTTGTAATAAATCCAGAAGAATTTACAGGTTACGATTTTCAAGGCAATAAAGTGTTTTGGATGAATGGAGATGAGTTCCATATGAAGAAATCAGTAATAGAAGAAGAGATAACATTGTGTGGACTTGCAAGATGGCTTGGCATAGAAACAACAGATAATACAGGTATCGGAATAGTTCCATTAACATAGGAGGTGTAGATTATGGCAAGTAGTGGATCATTTAATACAAGTGCATATAGTTCGAGATATTTAACATTTAGTTGGTGGGTAAATTCTCAAGACATAGGAAATAATAAAACTAATATAGGATGGAAATTAGTTGGTGCAGGAGGAACAACAACATCATGGTATACATCAGGAAATTTTAAAGTAGTAATAAATGGTAGTACAGTATATTCTTCATCTACAAGAATTAGTTTATATAATGGAACAACAGTAGCAAGTGGCTCATTAGATATATATCATGATTCTGATGGAAATAAAACGTTTAGTGCTAGTGCAGAAGCGGGTATATATTATGTAGCAGTTAATTGTAGTGGTAGTGGAAGTTGGAGCTTACCACAAATAGCCAGATATTCTGTAATATCAAGTGCTGATAATTTTAATGATGAAGGAAATCCGTCAATGTCATTTACAAATCCAAGTGGTGGTTATTTCGCTCTAAAAGCAAAAATAGAAGCAGGTGGAAACACTCAACTAATAACAAGAACACTGAGCAGTACAGCTACAAGTTGTACTTTTAGTTTATCAGATAGCGAAAGAAACACATTAAGAAACTTATGTACAACGAGTAATTCATTATCTGTGCGATTTACAATATGTTGTATGAGTGGATCAACAGAATTATCTTCATCATATCTTGATAGAACTATGACTATAGTAAATGGAAATCCGACATTTACATCTTCAAATATTACATATAAAGATAGTAATGCAACAACAACTAATGTAACTGGAAACAATCAACAATTAGTTCAAAACCTTTCAAATTTGTATGTAACGATATCAAGTGCAACTGGAAAAAAAGGTGCATCCATAAGTAAGTATGAAGCAACAATAAATGGAACAACAAAAAGCTTAACTGCATCAGGAAATATAGATTTTGGTGTTATAAATTCATCGAGTAATTTAACATTATCAGTGAAAGTTACTGATAGTAGAGGTAATACAACTACAGCTACTAAAACAGTAACTTTTTTAGCATGGTCATTACCATCAGCGATAATATCATTAAAAAGAAAAAATAATTATGAAGATGAAACTTATTTAACGGTAAATGCTTCATATTCAAGTGTCAATTCAAAAAATAAATTAACAATTCAATATCAATATAAGAAAACTACAGAAAGCACATATTCAACAGCAACAACACTTAGTAATAACACTAAAGCAACAATGACTAAAGACAAAGAATCAGCATGGGATTATAAGATTATACTAAAAGATTCATTTGGAACTACAACATATAATCTAATTCTTCCAAAAGGAAAATTTATTTTGTTTGTAGATACAAAGAAACTGTCAGTAGGTATAAATTGCTTTCCATCAAATAATGAATCTTTAGAAGTGAATGGTTTAGAATTTTTAGAGTATGATGTAATTTCTACTTGGTAGGAGGTACAAATGAGTAAAGCAATACAATTTAAAAATAAAAGTGGAGAAAATGTATATCCATGTCCTTATTATCCAGTGGGAAGTATTTATATTTCTACAAATAGTACAAATCCAGGAAATATATTCGGAGGAACTTGGGAACAAATAAAAGATAAGTTTTTATTAGCATGTGGTAGTACATATAGTAATGGTTCAACAGGTGGAGAAGCAACACATAAATTAACTGTTGCAGAAATTCCAAGTCATAGTCATGGATTAACAAAGAATGTTCCGTATGGGTTGCCTTATAACTATACAAGTGGAAATAGACTTACATCATCAGGAAATGGTGAATTTTTTCAAGAAAGTTATTCACCATTCACAGTAGGAAATACAGGTGGAGGTGGAACTCATAATAATATGCCACCATACATTGCAGTCTATATGTGGAAGAGGGTGTCATAAATGAGTAAAGCAATAAAATTTAAAAACAAGAATAATGAAGAAGTATATCCATGTCCTTTTTATCCGATAGGTAGTATTTATTTATCGTTGAATAATACAAATCCATCAACATATTTTGGTGGTAAATGGGAACTAATAAAAGATAGATTTTTAATAGGTGCAGGAAATAGCTATTCTGCTAGTGCAACAGGTGGATCAACGACAGTTACTTTGAAACAAGAAAATTTACCATCAAGAACAATGGTAAGAACGAGTGGCTCAAGTGGTTCGTCTTGTAATAATAGTGTATCTGTAAGTTCAGGATATAGCAATCATTGTTTATATGATGCAGGTTTAACATCTGATAAATCATTTAGTATATTGCCACCATATATAGCAGTTTATATGTGGAAGAGGGTGTCGTAGTTGTCAAAATCAATAAAGTTTAAGAATAATACATATTTAGATAGTACATCAATAGTTCATAACAAAACAACATTAAGCTCAATATTGAATACTTATAGTAGCAGAAAAATATTGGAATATAAATCCTCGACATCAACTGATTTTAATGATTTTTATACACCTGGATTATATTCGATAGGTACAACTTATTCAAATGCACCTTATTCTGGAAATATATATGGAGTATTAATTGTATTAACAAATGATGGTAGAACATGGCAAAAAACTGATAATAGTAGTTGGCTATGGCAAATATTATTTAATACATCAGGTAAAGTTTATTTGAGAAGAGGTGTAAATAGTACAACTCCAGAGAGTTGGGAACAATTACATTAGAAGGAGGAAAAAAGATGAAAAATGTAATTAATTTTGTGATGGGTACATTACTAACAACAGTAGTGTACTTTTTAGGTGGTTTAGATACTGCCTTGAAAACATTGCTTATTTTAATTGTATTAGATTACATTACAGGAGTGTGTCAAGCAATTATTAATAAGAAAATTAATAGCACAATTGGTGCTAAAGGAATTGTGAAGAAAGTAGGCTACTTGGTTATTGTAGCAGTATCAGTTTTACTTGATGAAATAGTAGGAGATACTGGAGCTATAAGAAATCTTGTAATCTACTTTTTTGTGGCAAATGAAGGTATCTCAATTTTAGAAAATTGGGGATTTATGGGGTTACCATTACCACAAAAAATAATGGATGTATTAGAACAAATAAAAAATGAAAATGGAGGTAATAAATAATGGAAAGAAAAGGAATTGATATATCAGCATATCAAAAAGGAATTAACTTTGACACAATCCAATCATCAGTTGAATTTGTAATATTAAGAGCAGGATTTACTGGATGGGGAGGAGATGGAACAAATAAGAATAAAGATTCTTGTTTTGAAGACTTCTATAGTCAAGCAAAAGCAAAAGGAATCCCAGTAGGAGCATATTGGTATAGTTGTGCTAATACTTATGAAAAAGGCAAATCAGAAGCGGAATATCTATATGAAAATTGCTTAAAGGGAAAACAATTTGAATATCCAATTTGTATGGATGTTGAAGAAGATAGACATCAAAAAGTTGGAAAAGCAAAAATGGCAGAAGCAATTAAAGGCTTTTGTGAATATTTAGAAGGAAAAGGTTACTATGTAAGCATATATGCAAATAGTAATTATTTTAGTAATTACATAGATACAGCAAACTTATCCCAATATGATAAATGGCTTGCAGTATGGACAAGCAACAAACCAACTTTTTCATTTGGAGAATATGGTATGTGGCAAAATTCATCAAGTGGATCTATTAGTAATATGAGAGTTGATACTGACTATGCGTATAAAGATTATCCAACAATAATAAAGAATGCGGGACTAAATGGTTATTCTAAAGATACAGCTACAACAACTCAAACATCAACAAAAAAATCAAACGAAGAAATAGCTGATGAAGTTATAGCAGGAAAATGGGATAATGGAGAAGCCAGAAAGATAGCATTAACTAATGCAGGTTATGATTATGATGCAATACAAAAAATAGTTAATCAAAAAATGGGAGCAACTAATACTTCTACAAAAATTTACTACATAGTAAAAAAAGGAGATACATTGTGGGCAATAGCACAAAAATATTATGGAAATGGTAACAAATATACTGATATAGCTAAAGCAAATAATATATCAAATCCAAATGTAATAAGTGTAGGACAAAAATTATTAATACCATAATAAAAGGGCAACTTAATCGTTGTCCTTATTTTTTTTGTTAAAGTGTTCTATTATCTTACCAAACTCAGCATATTCCTCATAAAGTTTTTTATCTAAATCTTCAATTTCTTTTATAATTGCATCCATTTTATTTTGCCAATCCTTATGAACAGATTTAAATAACTTAGGTGGCTCTGAATCTTCTAAATCTGCTAAAAAGCTATGTTTCATTTTAATTTGTTTTTCAAGTGACTGAATTGTTATCTCTGTCATTTTATTATTTTGTAATAGCATTAAATCTAGAAGTTTTTCATTAATTTCTTGAGATTCTTTTAATGCGTTTATTAATTCATCTCTTGACATTTTTTCTACAGCAGGTTCTGAAGAAGTTTGTTTCTTTGTTTTTTTCATCATTTTTCACCTCCGATAAAAAAAGTACATTAAATATTTCATTCTTTTTTTATTATAACATACATTTGGAAAATTGGCACGAAAGGTCGCTTATTTTTTATAAATAAAATGCCATAATATATCGTAGGTGATGATATGAGTGAATACCAATTTAACAAAAATATCAAAGCTATCATCTGTCAAAATATTAAAAAGTACAGAAACCTGAAGAATATTAGATTAATGGACTTGGCTGAAGCAATCGGTGTTACCCCAGATCATTTAAAACGAATGGAAGCAGAAAATGACAGAAACAACATATCATTAATTACGTTATACAAAATATCAGTTGTACTTGATGTAAGCATTGATAAATTTTTTGAAGAGTAGAGGATATGAGAAATCATATTCTTTTTTTATTTTTGCAAAAAAGCTACATATCTAGCATAATCATATCCAGCAGGATAGACAAGAACCCCATTATTATTGTCATAAGTTATAAATACACAATGTATTTTATCATTATTATCAATAAATAATTTATCCTTAACTTTTTTTATAATTATTGAATCTTTTAAAAAATTAGAAACAAAAATGTCATAATCATTTTTATTTAATCTAAAAGTTTTTATTATTTCATATTCTAAAGTTTGACCAAAATTTTCTAAGTGTTCAATATTGTATTTTAATTCATCTATGTTAGAGCATTTTCTAAAAAATAAAGCAGTATTCATATAAACACCTCCTTTTAGGTTGTTGTAATGTTAACTCTAAAATGCTGAAAAGTGTAGTCTTTTTCAAATTAAAATTGAAAAATTCCACAAAATATTGAAAAAATGACATGTAAGTGATAGAATTATATCGTGATCAAAGTTCTAAAATAGGAGGATAACAAAATGAAATTAAAAATAAGTTATGATAGACTATGGAAGCTTATGATTGATAAAAAAATTAATAAGACACAATTAATTCAAGAAGCAGAAATAACTTCAAATGCAATGGCTAAACTTGGGAAAAATGAAACTGTTCAAGTCGATGTATTACTTAAAATTTGTGAAGTTTTACAATGTGGAATAAACGATGTTATCGAACTAATTGAAGTTAAATAAGGAGGAACTGTAATATGGGAGCTACGGAAGCATTGGCTAGAATAAAAATTAACAATAAATTGATAGAATCAGGATGGAGATTTTTTTCTGACTCAAAAGGTCCAGCAAATATTTCTCTTGAATTGCATATGAAAATAGATAATATAACAGCGGAAACATTGAACAATATTGATGAAAATTATACTAATGCAAGAAATGGATTTGCTGATTATATTTTGAAAGATGAATACGGAAAGCCATTGGTTGTATTGGAAGCCAAAAGGAAAAAAATAAATCCATTATCAGCCAAAGAACAAGCTAGAGATTATGCAGAATCGTTAGGTGCAAGATATGTTATTCTTTCAAATGGTGACTTGGATTACTTTTGGAATTTGAAAAATGGTGATCCAGAAATAATAACTAAATATCCAACATATGAATCACTTAAATCTTTAAAACAATTAAATGTTGATGTTGATTCTATAAAAAATTTGGATATTGATGAGTATTATGTTGCAACATCACAAGATCCTTCATTAGTAATTAATCCGATTTGGAAGTTAAACGATAAGGAAAAATTATTCAACTATTGTATGGAAAACGATATTAGAGTTTTAAGACCATACCAATTAGAAGCGATAAATAGAGTTAGACAAGAGGTAGTTGATGGGATTGATAGACATCTTCTTGTTATGGCAACAGGTACAGGAAAAACATTAACATCAGCAGGTATAATAAAAATGTTTATTAGAAGCGGATTGGTTCATAGAGTTTTATTTTTAGTTGATAGAATAGAATTAGAAAATCAAGCAGAAAATAATATGACAAAGTATCTCAGAAAAGATGGAATTATAACAAAAATATATAAAGAAGATAAAGAGGACTGGATAAGTGCAGATGTAGTTGTTAGTACAGTTCAATCATTTACATTAAATGATAAATATAAAAGCATTTTTACGCCAACAGATTTTGACCTTGTTATATCAGATGAAGCACATAGAAGTTTAGGAAGTTCTAGCAGAGCTGTATTTGAATACTTTGTTGGATATAAATTAGGATTAACAGCAACACCAAGAGATTTGATGAAGGGAGTAATTTTTGAAGAAACTGATCAAGCAGAATTAGAAAGAAGAATTTATAATGACACCTATAAAATCTTTGGTCATGAACCTGGTAATCCAACTTATAGTTTTCAATTAAAAGATGGTATAGAAGCAGGGGTATTAGTTGGTCCAACTGTTGTGGATGCTAGAACAGAAATAACAACACAATTATTATCTGAAAAAGGTCTTAGCATTCGTGCTGGTGAAGATGATGAAATGGATGTTATAGTAAAAAATTCTGATGGAAGAGAAACTCAGACATTTACTGAAAAAGGATATGAAAAAGAGTTTTTTTCTGAAGCAACTAATGTAGCTTTATGTCAGACATTTATGCAAAATGCATTAAGAGATCCAATTACTAATGAAATAGGTAAATCTATAATCTTTTGTGTAAATATAAATCATGCTTGTAAAATAACACAAATATTAAATAAAATGGCAACTCAAATGTTTCCTAAAATGTATAATTCTGATTTTGCAATGCAAATCACATCAGATGTTCATAATGCACAACAAATGACTATAAATTTTTCTGATAATAATTTAAGAGGGCAGACAAAATGGCTTGAGGATTATAATTCAAGTAAATCTAGAGTTGCAGTTACAGTTGGAATGATGACAACAGGTTATGATTGCCAAGATATATTAAATATAGGATTATTTAGGCCAATATTCTCAGCAACAGATTTTATTCAAATAAAAGGAAGAGGAACAAGAACTTATACTTTTAAAGATCCAGAAGGTGAGAAAAAAATAAAGAAAACCACATTTAAGCTATTTGACTTTTTTGCAACATGCGAATATTTTGAAGAAAAATTTAATTATGATGAAAAAATAAAAATGCCTAAGCATTATAAAAATATTAATACAGATAATAATGATGACGATGATAGTTCAATAGAAAAAGTTATTTATCGTGGGGAAGATGTACTTATAAAATTAGAACAGGAAGATATACCTATAGGAAAAATTGATATATTACTTAATAAGGAATTTGAAAGTAAAATTGACAATGATAAAAAGGCACAAGAATATATTGCTAATAAAGATGTCGAAGGTTTTATATGGTATTTAAAAAATGAAGTATTTGAAAAACCAAATGAATTTTATAATGTAAAGAAAATCGAAAAAGCTGTGGGATTAGATAGAAGATTAACCGTAAGAGAAGTAGCAATGAAATTAATGGGATTGATAGATCATTATAAAAATAAAACCGAAATGCTTGATGATGAATTTGATAATTTTAAACTTATTAATAAAGATGATTGCGAAAAATATGCTGAACAAATTGGAGAAATAGAATCAGTATTTCAAGCGTATGTATTAAATCAAAATGTTAGAAATGCTATTGATAATAAAGAATATGGCACATTAATGACCACTCCAATAGGGAAAGATATTAGAAATTTAGCAAATGTAACTTTTAAAGGAAGAACAATTTTTGAGTATATTAAAGACTATGTATCAGAAAGTGATATGAATTGCGAGTCTTTTAAGAAATAGGAGGATAAAATGTTAACTATAAATAATAAAAATGCAATTGATAATTGTAGACAAATTTTAGTTGGTAAAATTCCATCACCAGAAGGTCAAATTGAACAAATTACTATGGCGATGTTATATAAGTTTATGGATGATATGGATAAGGAATCAACAGGACTTGGTGGTAAAGCAAAGTTTTTTGTGGATGAATACGAAAAGTATTCTTGGAGAAAGATAATGTCCAAAACAATGAGTGCTCAAGAAAGATATAATTTATATACAGAAGCACTTGAAAAATTTTATATTCATCCAACAATGGATGTTATGTTTAGAGAAATATTCAAAGGTGCAAATGTACCATTTAAGGAAGCAGATTTCTTAACATTATTTTTAAGAGAAATTGATAATGGTTTTGATTATTCTGATTCCGAAACTCTAGGAGATGCATATGAATATTTATTATCTGATCAGGCAAGTCAAAAAGGATTAGGACAATTTAGAACACCAAGACATATAATAGATTTTATTGTTTCTATGGTACAACCTAAAAAGAATGAAACAATTTTGGATCCAGCATGTGGTACATCAGGATTTTTGATATCAGCATTTAAATACATAAATGAAACTAATACAAAAGATAGAGCTGGAGATATGTTGAACTATGATGAAAAAGTTGAGATTCTTCGACATTTAACAGGTTATGATATAGAGCCCAAAATGGTTAAAATAGCAAGAATGAATATGTTTTTACATGGAGCTTCAGATCCAGATATTTATGAATACGATACGCTTTCAATGGATACAAAGTGGGATGAAAAATTTAATGTTATTATTGCTAATCCTCCTTTTATGACTCCAAAAGGTGGAATTAAGCCACATAAAAAATTTGGTATAAAAGCAAATAGATCTGAAATTTTATTTGTAGATTACATACAATCACATTTAAGAGTAAATGGTCGAGCTGGTATTATTGTTCCAGAAGGCGTAGTTTCAAAAAAAGATAATGCATATCAACAGGTAAGAAAAGAATTGATTGACAATTCTTTATATGCGGTAATTTCATTACCAGCAGGTGTGTTTTACCCATATTCTCCAGTAAGTACATTTATTTTACTTTTAGATAAAGAATTTGCTAAAACAAATAAGCAAATTTTGTTTGCAGATTTGAGTTATGATGGATTTAGTTTAACAAAAAATAGAAAGCCTATTGAAAAAAATGAAATTCATGAATTTATTGATACAATATTAAAATATAAAGAAGGAAATATTGATTTTGATAAAAGATTTTTCTTGGTAGAAAAAGATAAAATAGCTAATAATGATTATGATTTGAAACTAAATAATTATAAAGAAAAACCTCATTTTAAAATAGAATGTCGAGAAAGCAGTGAAATTCAGTTAGAAATAGATAAATTAGAAAAAGAAAATAAAATAATGACAGAAGAATTAAAAAATTTAGTAGATGAATTTGATAAGAACATGAATGATAATGAATGGGATATAAAACCTTTGAGAGAAACTTGTGATTTTTATAATGGAAAAGCACACGAAAAGGTTATAGATGATAATGGTAAATATATTTTAGTAAATGCAAAATTCATATCTACTGAAGGTGAAACAATTAAG